CTCTTTTTACGAGCAGGAATGAAACCACGAAATGCTTTAGTAGTAGACATTGTTTCATCTCCTTGTTATGAAGAAAGCTAGTTCTGAAAAGAAGGTCGCTTTCCTCGTGTTGTTACCGATTTACTTGTGTTGGAGATAGGCATACGAGAATCAGAGTTTTTCATAAGTTGTGCATTAACTGCATCCATCATGTCTCCTGATTTATTCTGGTAATACTTTCTCCGAGCCAGTACCTTGCCAGCTGGCATTTTAGCCAAAGCCAAGTCTCCACGACAGACTGTACCAAGGTATCGACCTTCATCCCTCACGAAGGATGTGATAGCCATTTCGGGAACTTCTTCAGGAGTTACGAAGACCCATCCTGCCTGTTGTTTCTTACCAACATTAGTGATGTCATCTGAACCTTTTAACGATATACGTATCCAACGAAGGGACATACCTTCATTATCATAACGTGCTTGTACTACATCCGGTATAGTGAGGGCATCGGGTTCCTCATAGGTCCACTCGTCTTCTCTTAGATTTTGTTCTCTTAAGGTTTCACTACGTGTTTCATTTCGTGTTGTATTCATTGTATTCTCCCACGCTACTATTTAATATCTGTATAGTCGCCATCAGCTTGATTAACTTTAAGCTTTTGGGCGGCATACGTTTCAAGAGGTATATTCCATTTCTTAGCAAGGTGTAAGTCATCTTGCGATAGCTTTACCTTTTTTCTGGAACTCGGAGAGGAGCGAGAACTCCCCGATACTACTTGAGCAGGGCGTGATTTTTTCCCCTGCACACGTTCTCCATCTTCTCCAAATTTATGTGGAAAAGAATCTTTAATTCGGTTATTAATCTCTTGATAGAAATCATTATCATTTGGATCAAAACCTTCATTCTTTAGTTCTGCATCAATCGCAAGTGCAGCAGCTGTCATTATATTATCCTTGCCAAACCAATCGTTATCTGATGCCCACTGTTCTGCTTTAGGATCAGAGACTGCCTGAGGAGCCGGTTGCTGTACTACTGGTTGCTGTACTACTGGTTGCTGTACTACTGGTTGCTGTACTACTGGCTGGTTCTCATGTTGTGCGTAACGTGCTTTAGCACTATTGACTGCCTTTAAATCAGATTGTGCTTCGTTTAACATCTCTTGGGCATTAAGGAGTTTTTCTTTTTCTCCTTCATCAAATGCTTCTAGGTAAACTTCTCGTGCTAATTTAATTTTATCTGTTAACTGTTTCTCTGAAAGATCAAGGGTACGTCGCCCCATTGTTTGAACTTCGTTAGTTTTACTATTCAGCCTATTACTTAATTCTTCATTCTGTCTTAGTAAACCTTCTACTTGCTCTTCACGTTCTTTCCTCTGCCTAACAAGTTGCCTAATTCTTTTTTCAGCACCAGCTGTTTCAATTCCTTCAAGCTCTTTAGGCTCTTCATCTTGAAATTCATCTTCTTTAACTCTAGGTGCTTCTTCTTCTTCTTTAGCTACTTGCTCAACTGCTTCTTCAATTTCATACTCTACTTTATTTTCTTCATTCTCAGGAACTTCTACAGAACCCCAATCATCATTTTCTGCCATTGTACTCTCCGTTGTTTACGAGACAAACGTCTTACGTAGTAATTAAATCTTATACTATTATACCATACTTTTATCTTTAATACAAGTTGACCTCAAGTTTTTCCTAAATTAAATGTAGGATCAAGATTTTTTGGATCACTTACCCGCATAATTACCTGATCATCAAACAAAAGAAGTAGTTTAACATTCTGATAATATAGCTTTGTTCCTGCATGTTTACCGTAGCATACGTAGTCTCCTACTTTACACCACTCTCCATTGGGAAACTTATCTTCATCTTTGTAGGCTAAGTCACCCAATGCAATTACCTTACCTACTGTGGTTAGATAACTCATATCATCTCTGGTAGAATCAGGAATAAAGATACCACCCTTTGTTTTACTCTTTACTGTTACCGGCCTTACTAGAACATGGAAGCCGGGTAGCTCTGGAAGATCAGCTGGATCACTTACTTCTTCTTCAATGTCAATCCACTGATCATTTTTTAGGGCATTACCCATTTGAACCTGTCTCATTTAATCCTCTTTATACATCCTTTTTTTAATAATGTCTGATAAGTTAGCCTTTGCCCACTCCAGACCTTGTACTGCACCTACAAGTTGTCTGTAGTGAGGAAAGTCTTCAGCAACACCGTCACCCAGTGATACCTTTAATCTCTCAATTTCTTCATTAAACTCTTGAACAACTTCATCCCAAATTTCCATTGGGTCTACAGTGAAGCCTTTTTAGTACTTTTCTTTGGGGCTGGGAATTCATAAGAAGATTTATCCCATTCATTGAGAACACTTCGTGAACCACGGCCACCCCATACTTCAGCCTTGGGTGCATCGCCAAAACCTTTTGCAGTATTCTTTACATGCTCAGAATACCCTTTACCTTTAGTCATCATTATCTGTCTCCCTTTTTCATTTCTTCTATTGCTACACGAGATAGTGTATTAATTTTAGTATTCTCTAAATCTTTTTTATCTTTTAATTCTTCTGACGCTACACGAGACAGTGTATTAAGTTTAGTATTCTCTAAATCTTTATTATCCTTTAACTGTTCAACTTGAATTTTAGTAAGATTATTCATTGCTGTCAGTTCTTTCTTGGCTTCTCTGTCTGCTTCAGCTTTCTCACGTTTAAAGTTATCAGTAGCACCAGACTCAAGCATACCAAGTATCTGTTCATTCTCTTTAAGTTCAAGTTCTTTTGTTTTAATCTCAAGTTCAGCCGTATTAAGTGCTGTGTCTGATTGAAGCTTCTGCTGCTGTAGTTTAACCTTCTCTTGTTCAAGAGCAACCAGTTGTTGTTCTGGTGACTGTGCTTGACCCATAGCTTGATTAGCATTCATTACTTGCTCTGCGGCCTGTGCCATAGCCATTTCAATAGCCTGTGGCTGGTTTATTTGTTCAGGTGGTGCTTGTTGCATCATCTGTTCTGTAACACCACTCATCTGTTCTTGATACTTCAATACAGAATGTTCTTGAATGTTAGACTCAAGTACAGGTTTAATCCTAGCCATAATAGGATTAGCACCATTCTGAGGGTCTTGAAGGTAAGCCATCTTAACCTGTATATGTGCATCATGGTTCTGTGATGGGAATGCTGCAATAGGCAGACCCTTTGTAACAGCCATAATATCCGAGACAGGATCAAGAGGTTGAGGCTCAATCTTTGGTGGAAGTATCTGCTCTAGGTTAGGCATGTTGGCAGCATTGAGGATAGTTCTATTTAGTTCTTCAATGTTAAACATTCCCGGTGGGGATTGCTGTGCCATTTGCAGAGCCATATTAGCCAGCATCATACGATGTGCATTGGATGGAATGTTAGGATCAGAGACAGGAATAATATCTACACGTCCATCAAAGTCAGCCTTGAAGATATCACGATCTTCAAAAGGTACTTGGTATGGATACTTATCAGGTAGATAATCATAATCTATCTGTGCAAGGATTCTAAATTCATCCTTCTGTGATTTGTGTAATCTCTTATGGATTGCAGAGAAGAACTTACTTGAAGCTTCTAGCAATGCCATTGTAGTACCCACGGGTCCATAGGAGGCAGCATCAGAGATAACTTGCTCAGTACTGTCCGCAAACTTCTGACCAGCAGCAGTCACGAACCCAAGCATCTGGAAGAGCGTTTGGGAAGGCTCTTTATAGGGCAGGGGAATTATTGCCCTTGATAAATCAATACCAGTTGCTTCGACCTCCTTGAACTCGCCGGGGGCGATAGGATCGTTGTCACCAACCATCCGCACTCCCTTGGCCTTAAATCCGCCCGGTAAATTGGCAAACTGTCCTGCATCTATAAGGGAGCGCATTGCAGCAGTTGCCGACATGGTGAGGTTACCGAGGAAATGGATAAGGCCCAACCCGTAGAAACCAAAGCCGGGAACAAACCTATAATGAACGAAGTGACTTCGTTTCTCTTTGTTTGCATCATCTTGCTTGTAGTTTCTACGAATACTTAAAACTTGTCTTGACTGTTCTTCAACAGTTACGATATAAGGGCAGGGCACACCCTCTTCTTCAAGATCAAGATAACAATGTTGTTCTAAGATAACATACTGTGGATCAGAATCATATGATGGAGAAAGACCAAGAATATTATCTATCTTAGTGGCAAACCCTGATGCAGAAAGCTGGGCTGGTTCAGGAAGTTCAATGTCTTTGTAGACACCAGACATCATATCCAACTTCATATCTACTGGGCTTTTTTGAATTACATGAGTATAACGGTCCGCATTTCTGAGATCGTTGGCGTAGTAAGACACATAGAACTGGTCTATGGGGATAAATTCTGATACGGGCCTTTTCAGTGTAGCATTATAATAAACTTTTTTGAATGCTGAACCTATCAGGGGTAGATGAAAAAGCATTCTTTCAAATTCATCGAAGTACTCAGGCATCTGTTCAGTAAGCTGGAAGTTCATAAAGTTCTGAACTCTGTTGGCTTGCATCTCTTTCTCTGGTGTAGCCGCACCAAGTATCTGTGCCTTGACGGGACCACTGGCAGGGAAGAGTTCGCCTGAAGCTTTTGATTGGAACTTGACGGCTGATTCAATTAGAAGGGGATGTACAGCAGTACATGCACCTTGGAATGGTTCTGAACCTTCTTCCAGCTTGAGACCAAGCAGGTCAAAGCCTCGTTCAAACATAGACTCCCATTCAGCACGACTATCTTTATCAGCATTGAAGTTCTCAATTACATCACTGGCAATATCTTGTAGTTCTTCTTCATCAAGGTCTTCACTTAGATCACCATACCACTCACTGATTTCTTCTGATGGTTCCATGACTGCATCTTCTTCTGAAGAGAAGTCTACAATTACACCACCGTCATCAGGATCAATCTCAATAGAGACATTGGATTCTTCTTCAGGCATCATAGCAATTATATTAGTCTCTGTAGCTTCAGGTATCTTATCAAAGGGGTTACGTTCTGTAGCCATTAACTATACTCCATCAAACCACGAAGACCACCACCACCCATTGCGGGGACACTTGGTGGTGCAAACCTCTTGGCAGCTTCATCATATGTTAAACCATATGCTGCTGCATAAGTAGAAATACTAGGATTTCTTGCAGGAGTAGCAGGACCAATTCCTAATCTTTTAAAGTATGCTTGCATAGCAGGTAGTTGTGTTGCTGGTGGTGGTGTTGGTACTGGTGGTGTAGCTAAAAGAGGTTTTATTATTGGAGGCTCATATGAATCAACACTTCTCAATCCTTGTACATTTGGTTGTATAGCAGAACTTATATTACGAGCTTCTTGAGCATAACCTGCTTGAAGTTCAGCATCAGTCATACCACCTAAAGCTGCTCCACCATAACCCGGTTGTCCCGGTCCCGGCATGAAGTCTGCACCTAAACCATATTCAAAGCCACCAAAGTCAGCACCGGGGTCATCCTGCCCATAAGACATATCTTGCCTAGCTTGGTATGCAACTTCATACGGATCAGCTATACCTCCCGTTTCCTGTGCCTCTTGTTGTTCTGTTGCTGCTTTATTAGCTTTTTGTGCTTCTTCCCTATATCCAACATTTAAAAATGCATCAGTGAGATCAATTGATGGGCCTCCTCTAGTCTCTCTTACACCTAGCATAGCATCACCAATACTTCTTTGAACAGCAACAGGGTCTTCGGGTGGTTGTGCTGCATATGCTGCACCTATTCCAGTAGG